CATTTAAAGACGAAGCGAGCGTCACACATCAAGTTCATTATTATAGTGATTCCACGGAGTTCCGATATACAAAACCGACGAACGAGCAGAGCTTCACTTTGACATTTTTAAAGGTGAGTTAATGCGATATTTACCCCCTACACTTGCAGATTTAAAAAACAGGCAAGATGTCGAGCCACGTACCGGTATAGATTTAATTGCAATTAAAAAATATTTAACATATCAAGAACCGTTTACCGCTATTGTTTATGATTATTTTGCAGGCACAAAAGATACAACTTATGTTTTAGATACAGATGCAGATATTAATTTAGAAACTTATGACGGATTGGGCTATCATTTATTGGCGGATGACGGCACGGATTACGGTGAAATTTCCGATATAACTTATATAGTCGGGACTTATTCTTTAATAACCGTTACAATTGCTGTGGCAAGTGGCAATTTTGCAATTGTAAAACTTTATCAATCAAGATTAGATTCAGCACCTACGATTGATTCGTCAATGGAAATCACAGGCGCATTAATGCAAACAGGCAACTGTCAATTTGATATTGCAAATCCTGAGGAAGATACGTTTTCAAGTGGTTCTTATAATTATTTGGCAGCCAATACTCTTGAACTTGGAAGTGGTGACGCTCTAAGCTTAGACTATATAGGTAGAATTGCGAGAATTGCACATTCAGGAGGTTATGAATTAGATACGGTAATTACTGATGTCGATTTGGGAACGGATACAATAACAGTCTGCGATACGATTAGATATTACGTTGACGAATCATATCAAGTCAGTATTATTTTACAAACATTCTTTTCCGATATATTCCGAACCACGCCAAATATTGAAGATACTCAATGTCTAATTAGACAATATCTTGGTGACAATCAAGATGTATTTTATGAAACGAACTCCATTATTTTAATGGACGGAAAAATAAAAAGCATCGGCGACCTTACACAAGAATCAATTCCCGTCACCGTTTATGATGAAGAAAAATATTTAGAAGAAAATAAGATCGGGAATTTAATTACAGAAGATGATGGAGCGATGGTAAGTGGCGCACCATTTGAAAGCATCGGAATGATGAAACCGCTCGTATTTGGCAACAACGGATACAGCCAACAAACCACAGACCACGAACAGGCAACCCAGAAAAACAACCTGTGCAAGTGCGTATTTTTGGGATTTGACGCAGGAACCGGTAAGCGTCGATACCTTGTATCAGAGACCGTGGTCTACGGCGTAAATGATATTTACATTCCAAACGCAGCGGGCAGGCTGAATAAGATAAGCTCAACGGACTGGACGATCGTAGCCATGACAGCGGACGAAGTTGTGATTGAGTTAGACAACACAATTGAGCTAACCGATTACTGGACAGGAAACGAGACAGGATACTACGTAGACCGCCGAGGGCTTGTTGCCACAGGAGACGATCCTGGCAAAGCAGCGGATAACAACGCCGCAGATTATTCACTTCTTACGGTTGACGCACAGGGATGGGATGCGTTAGAGGAGGGAACTTATTTTATTTACGATGCCCTATTTGATAATTGGGATATGCAAGACATAGCCGATTCGGCAATCACTGCCGTCGATACTTGGATCTCCTTTAGGTGGGACATCACAAATTATATAGATCCCGGCTTTATTATTTTGAATGGTGTAACAATCAACACAGGATCAGGATCAGATCGTTACGAACAATTAGGATCAGATTCGGCAACAAAAACACAAATCTTGGCAGGCGTACGATTAGCACTTTACAACTACACAACTTGTGGTGCATTACCAATCCCCCCACGGAGCACGCTGAAAACCTACCTAATTATAAAGGAAATTGTCTACAACCGAGTTTTAAGTAGCGAAGAAACCATCGCCATTTTTGCAGACGTTGACGGCGTAGAATACGGAACTTGGATAAATGGCAGAGCCACTGGGGACGCAAACGACAACACCGATCAAGGTGGATTTTATCACTATACGAATGCCAATGATGACGATTCTGGTGATATGATCGAAAACCCCGTGAGTGTATTAGAGTGGATTTTGCGAGAAGTAAAAGGAAAGGTAAACAACGATCTTGATCTCGACAGTTTTAACCGATCGAGTATAGCACGATCAACGTGGAAATGCAGTTTTGAATTAACCGAACAAGTTGAAAGTGAATCATTTTTACAGCAATTTTGCGATGAATTTTGTTTGAATTTACAGGAAACGGAAGAGGGATATATAAGAGTTGTCGCATACGATACTACCGCTCCATTTACAAATAATAATATAATATTCAATGGTGCAACAAATTATATATCTTTAGACGTACCCATAACAATATCAACTGGACGATATTTTATTTGGTATGGAATGTCAAGTGATTACGCCACAAGTTATCAAGGGATAGTAGGCCGTAGTCTCGGAGCGTATAGTTATATTAGATTTGACAATCCGGCAGCTACAAAAATACTTGGCGAGACAGATACAGATTCAGATTTATTAAACTGGACAATTACATCAATAGACGACGGTGTATTTCATAAAATAAAAGTCATAAATAATGGAAGCAATATTTATGAATTATTTTTAGATGACGTAAGTCAAGGTACATCAACCGGATCAACTTCTGCGGATGTGATAACAATTGACAGGGTAGGCCAAGGTAGAGCAGGAACTGATTTATTAGATGGAAAAATAGGCTATTTCCAAGTTTTTGAAGATGATGATTCCGTTATGATTGATATTAAAAGTATAAATGAAATTTCAATTGATACCACTGGCGATTATAAATTAACGGAAACGGGAACATTTACATATGAATTGTCAAAAGAAGGAATATATGACTATCATTCTGGGATCAGTGACGGCGAGTATTTACATTTACCTATCATAGCAGGATTGCCGAAATTCCCGAAAGTTAATACCGATCTATTCACGACTTTAATTCAGAATTACAATAAGAGCAATATCTCGGGCAAATATCAAGATACCGATACCGATACCGATACAACTTACGTTTCCAGAGCGATCACAAAAGAAGTCAATTTAAACTTTATCGCAGATTCAACGACTATAGAAGCAAGAGCAACTTTAATGCTGATCCTGTTTTCACGATTACGCAGAATGATAGAATTCAATAGCTCAGTCGCCTCGATCCATCATGAAAAAGGTGACATTGTCAATGTGTGGTCACCCGTTTTGAACAACGGAATTTACTCAACATCGGCTATGAAAGCCAAAAAGTGGATCGTGCTGAGTAAAACTTTCGACACACAAATGCAAAAATACAACCTAATCGGGTGCGAACTACTAAGCTAAGTTTCATTTTTCCTCCTTTCGTAGCGAGTGGTTGATCCCAAGCCACTCGTTTATCCCAAAAATAAATAAGTATTTTTTTCATTATTTGCTTGACATTAAGTAATATATTGCTTATTATTAGAGTGAGATAAGGGAAACAACAAGAAAGGGATTACATGAAAACAGCAACATTTACAGTAGAGCAAGCACGAGCATTCAATACGACCAAACGTACATTAGCTACAGATGTCGATGGTGGTTGTGGTGAGTTTAGCCGTGAAAATTTTCAAGATTATCTTGAAAATCTATGTCCTGAAATCGAATATACGCAAGATCAGCTTGATTATGCCGTAATTACGTACGGTATGTAATTTTTAGCTCAAAGCGATCAGCAGTTAATAAAAGAAAGGGATTAAAATGAAAACAGCAACATTTAAAACAGGTTTCGAAATCGCAGAAGAGATCATCAATTCAAATATTAAAAATATACATGATGCTCTTACACTTGGATTTCTTGCTGAACATGGTGACACTATCATGATGTTTGTTTCTGAAAACTCTGATAAGTTCACAAAAAATATATGCAAAAAAGCCCTTTTAAACAATTGGGAACTAAGCCAAAAACAGGCATGGTGCGTCGCTTACGAAGTAATTGCAATTAGAAGTATGTATCATGCATGGTATTTGCAAGCACAAAAAGAAATAAACAAGGAGTTCTAAAATGAGTAAATTTACAATTATGGACAAAACGTCAAACACAGGAAAAGACTACATCGGCGAAATGAATGAAAATGTTGAATTGGTAGAGAATGCAGTTAAATATGATACTTTTGAAGAAGCAAATGACGTTAAAGTTGCAATAGACCCAACTGGTATTTGGGCTGTCATAATAGAAATAAAAAGGGATCCCAAAAATAAATAAGTATTTTTTTCATTATTTACTTGACATTAAGTAATATATTGCTTATTATTAGAGTGAGATAAGGGAAACAACAAAAAAGGGATCACATGAAAACAGCAACATTTACAGTAGAGCAAGCACGAGCATTCAATACGACCAAACGTACATTAGCTACAGATGTCGATGGTGGTTGTGGTGAGTTTAGCCGTGAAAATTTTCAAGATTATCTTGAAAATCTATGTCCTGAAATCGAATATACGCAAGATCAGCTTGATTATGCCGTAATTACATACGGCATGTAATTATTGGTTCGAAGCGATCAGCAGTTAATAAAAGAAAGGGATTAAAATGAAAACAGCACAGAATATCGAGAGACTACTCAACAGCGGGATGGACTTGGATGACCAACGCGAATTATTAAACGATCAATCTTATGCAAATGGAGCATATCCCGGATCAAGTGAATGGGAAGAGGCAAAAGAATTTGAAAGTGCATTAGCTGATTTTGACGTTAAACATCCTGAAATAATAGCTGAGATAACCGCTAAAAAAGAAGCTTCAAAAGCTAATTATAAACTAAGTTGGGTTTAAAAAAAAAGATCAAAATGAAAAAGCTACAAAATCATGATTTATTTGGTAATGTAATAATTGAAGATGCTTTATTAAGAGAAAAGTTTATTGAGCCACCATTTAGCATATTGGACACTAAAAGCGGACATTGGCAAAATAGGAAAAGAAAATGGTTAGCTAAGGGTATAAAGAGCGAAGTAGATAGGGATGCAACAAGTTTCACAACTGCTAAAAACTCAAAAATATATGACTATATGCCAAATGTTGGTAGTGATACAAGTGTTTTTGACCCCGCATTATGTGAAATAATGTATGAATGGTTTTGTCCCGAACATGGAAATATTTTAGATCCATTTGCAGGTGGGAGTGTTAGGGGTTTGGTTGCTCATTATTTGGGCTATTCTTATACTGGTATAGAGTTAAGATTAGAACAAGTAATAAGTAATAGGGCTCAATCTATTAATATGTTAGAAGAAATAAATCAACCAGATTGGATTATTGGAGATAGTAATAAAATATTAGATACGATTGCCAATAAATTTGATTTTATATTTAGTTGTCCTCCGTATGCAAATCTTGAAGTTTATAGCGATTTGGATGGTGATATATCAAATATGAATTATGATAACTTTTTAATAGCATACGAAAGCATAATTAAAAAATCATGTGATAAATTAAAATCAGGTTGTTATGCTTGTTTTGTTGTTTCCGAAGTAAGGGATAAACAAGGAAATTATATAGGATTTGTTCCTGATACTATAAACGCATTTAAAAAATGTGGAATGAAATATTACAATGAAGCAATATTATTAAATGCGATTGGTACAGCACCAATTAGAGCAAATAATTGTATGAAAAATAATAAACTTGTAAAAGTTCACCAAAATATATTAATATTTAGAAAGGGATCAAAATGAAAAACTTAAATTATGGTGTTGTGGTTTATGGGGTAAGTGGCAGTGATCATTACTACTGCGACACGCGTGGATGTGCAAATAGGGTGCGACGTGTTGTCCGCGCTTGGACGGGCTGGACTGGCGCACAAACGTTATGCGCACTTGTGCAAATAGCAGCAAAAAGCAAATATATCCGTACTCCAAAAATCATCGCGACTTTTAAAAATATCAAATAAAAAGGGATTAAAACGAAAATCACTTACACAACAGAGAACTACTATCAACACCGCGCATCAAATATCGCTTGGCAAAAAGATCAAATACGAGGGGAATATTAAGATGGAACTCAAATGCAGTAAATGCGGTAAATATTTTGAAACTGAGGACACAGATGAAATCTTATACGAAAATTGTCCGTATTGCGGAGAAAGTGTAATATTTTATCCAGACGACGACGAAGAAGACGATTGTCAGGAATATGATGTTGAAGAAATCAGACACATATTTTACGAAGGGATAACAAAATGAAAAATTCAATTGAAAAAGTTGTTGAGATTATAGAAAAAAGAATGGAATTTTGTAAAGAAAGAAAGTTAGATAATACACTTAATACAATTATATCATATTATGAGGGCAATATTATAGCTTATGAAGATGTGATAAAAATACTAAAATTAGAGGTGAAGTGATGAAAAAACTAACCTCAATTTTAGTCAGTAAAGAAACCTATAATTTAACCCCCAGCACCAAAAGGCGAATGTGGAATTTTCCACAAGAGATCAATCCCCACACATTTGTCCGCATGAACTTAAAAAACTTCGGCAAAAGTGTCGTGAGAATTATCACACCGTCAAAAGATGAAACATATAAAATAGTTAGGAGAAGGAAATGACAACTTATGAAGCAATCAAAGGGGCGTGTGGATTTTCAAACATTTGCCGACTCGATCGTGAAACATACGAAAAGAAAACAGGTCGCACACCAAGCGAAGTTTATCGTGATCTCGCTGAACTTATTGAGAATGAGAAAATCTCAATTTATCAGGTACACAATATAAACTATATAAATTTAAAGAAGAGTTAAGATGAAAAAGATAAGTGAAATTATTGGAAATAATTATAATATTGCATCAATTATGTCCGCACAAACAGAATGTTATAAACAAATCGCACAACATTATGAGGAAGTTGCAAAATTATATAAAAAGATAAGTAAATATGAAGAGGAAATAAACAAGATAAAGGAATCAAAGTGAAACAAGTAAACATCCTAAACGGCAAAGAACTAAAACAAGTGAGAAAAGATTACAAGTTATCACAAATGGATTTAATTGAAATCATGGGGATGCAACGAGTATCTTACCCGATGATCGGACGCAAGGAAAATAATAAAGGCGAAATTTCCAATTGGAAAGCATGGGAAAAACTTGATAAATGGCTTGTGAATAAACAAAAATTTACTTAAAATATAGCATCACAAAAGGAGAAAAAAATGAAAGAATTATTAAAAAAAGTAACAGATGCAAAAATTGAGATTAAAAGTACAAAATTAAAAAAGGAGGGTAGAAATACATTCTCGAATTATGATTATTTTACACCAGATCAAATTGAATATCTTGTAGCGTTGGCGTGTAAAAATAACAATCTATTAACAACATTTGATTTGATAAGAAATGAGCTTGGAATATATGGTATGTTGACCATATATGATGTTGACGGCGAAGATAGTTTAAAATTACAAATGGCAACAGACATTCCAATAATTAAGGCAACAAATACGGCCCAACAACTTGGCGGATGTGTGACTTATACTGAGCGCTATTTAAAAATGAGTGCTTTTGGAATTACAGACAATCAACTTGATTTTGATACAACAAAAAATACAAAAAATCATAATGCGACAGAAGAGCCAAAAGAACCCGTCAAAGGTTTAACTTATCAACAAAAACTCAATGAGATTGACGCCATTTTTGAAGAAGGCGAAATCTCGCATGAAGATATTGCACACGAAATGGAGTGCGCTTGGGTCGACCTTTACAATGTGACCGAAAAAGCAAAACAAAACGCAGTTATTAAGTTCTTGGTATCCAAAATCACGAAAGGGAAAAAATGAAAATTCCAGTATTAAGCAAAGAAGACATTACAGAAAACAATCAAATTGTTTTGTCAGAAGATCGTTTCACGAAAACACTTATCACAAAAAAAGTAAATAACTTTGTAGAAAAAACATTAGATGGATTTCGTAATCCATTAAAGGCATATTTTTATTTAAAAGCACTTGAAGAAACTATTAAACAAATCAAGGCAAATAAAGACTTTGACTTTTCCGTTAAGCAAGAAATAAATAGATATAGCGATGTCAATAACATAGCATACGGTGTTAAATTTCAAACGGTAACGAGACGATCATTTAGTTATGATAATCAAGAGCTTAAAGAACTTGAAGCAAAGAAGGCAGGTATTGACGCAAAAATAAAAGCAATACAAAAATATTTGCAAGTAATTGAAGAGCCGACAATAAATAGCGATACTGGCGAATTGACACAACCTGCAATTGTTACGACATCAGAATATATTAAATCAACATTTGAAAAGGAATGACCTACGCTAAAAGATAGCACGGCAAATGCGATTTTGAACATGGCAATTCAGAAACTTGAAAATCTGTCAAGTGAAATAATCGAAAAATCAAAAGCAATATAAAGGAAACAAAATGAGCAATCAACCACCAGTAGACAAAAAAAGATGCGGAAAAGTAGTAGTTTGTGAATGGCAAGGTGAAAAATTCAACTCATACACGTTTGAGTACAATTGGAAAGACAAGGAAGGTAACTGGCAAAGTTCGAAATCTATCCCTGCTTTTGCCTTGCAAGATCTTGTTGGCGCTTCTCAATCAATGCTCGTTAAAACCATTCTAAGTCCCGATAAACCAAAACCCGTATCAACTCCTGTATATGAGCCTACTATTCCGCCAGTACAAAATCCGTTAGGTAAAAACGAGGATGAGGAAGATAGTCTGCCATTCTAAATTAACAAAAGGAGAATAAAATGATTATTTTAAATGCTATATTATTTGTATTTAACGCAATTATGGGCGGTCTTGTAACCATGCTCGGATGGAATTGGTTTGTAGTGCCAATGTTCGGACTTCCACAATTGACATTAGTATTTGCAATTGGGTTTGGTGTATTTATCACATACATGACAAAAAACATTTACGCAGTTAATACCCTCGATGAAAAGAAATTTTGGGAACGGGCAATTGTTTCTATTTTTGTTGATGGCGGGGTAATATTAATGTTGTGGATTATTAAATTATTAGCTTAGGAATATAATATGCAAGCAGAAATAGAACAAGCGTATAACGATGCAAATTCAGCTCTTGCGATGTTGAAAAAAGTTTATAAAGACCACATCAAAGCGTTGGAAAATAAAGCAGAAGCAGAAGCGAATTTGGAAAGCATGATTGCTTTCGTTACGAACGAGTTAGACAACACAAGCACAAGCAAGGCAGCTCTTGACGGAATGGTGAAAGGTGATCCACGAGTTTTAGAAGCAAAAGCAACCGTAAAGTCGGCAGTTGTTCGGGTAAAATCTGAGGAGTGCCGGATTTCATGGCTTGAAAAGAAGCATGATCTTGAAAAGAAACGCATGAGTGCTGAAATGGAAGAGGCTAAACGACTTGATTTTAATAAAATGACTTAAAACGATAGGAGAAAAAGATGAACGCACCTAACAGATTGTTCGTAATGAACGCTTATTTGACAGCTATCGAAGGCAAGATTACCAAACGTTATAAAAGAGGTTCTATCCGTAATTTAAAAGGCGGATTTATTCCTAACCCAGTTTGGAATGATGTGTACACGGTTGGCTCAGATCGCAGAGCAAGGGAACTCCATAACGACCCTGAATATTCATATTTATTTGAAACGATCAAAAGAAAAGAGTTTATGAAAAGATACTACCCGGTTTTATCAAATCAAGTAAAATCCAATTATGAATATACGCGAATTAAACCTTCAGAACGTTTGATCTGGGAATTGATCGTGCAAAATGCAATATCGAAATGGGAAAATAACCACGGTAAAATTGAATGGTAACGATACTTTTTATTACCGTCATTATCATATTCATCCTATTTATTATCGGTATATTCGCAGGTAAAAAATTGGGACACTTAATTGCAAATTACCTATTAAGCAAGCAATGGTTTATAGCCTTTGTTATACAGCGTTTTTTTAATGACGATGATATCAATAAGGCAGCCAGAGATTATGAAAATACAGCAGATATGAGTACTACTTATGGGCAAATAGTAAGCGAGGGAAAGTATCACGGATTTAGAAAAGGAGTAAAACATATTAAGAATAAGTTAAATGCTGTATAACAGCTCGTATATTTGAGATTCTCGTAGGACTTTTATTTATCGAAGCGATCATCTGGGCGATATTATGGACTGTAAATAAAATATAACTTGCATTTTAACGATTAATTGATTACTTTCCATAGACGAATAAAAAAGAGTTGAAATATGATGAACACACAAACAAAATCCCCGATGAGTCTTGGCTCGTCACCAAATAGGCTACTACATGGCAGTCTAAACTCTACTTGTCGGGGATATTTTATAGGTAAAGTATGTATAAAGTAAGGGAAGAAAAATGCCAAGACCACAAAAAATAGGACTTGATTATTTTCCACTTGATACAATAATGGATGATAAACTTGAACTTATCGAAGCGAAATATGATATAATAGGTTTTGCAATAATAATTAAATTATGGGCTAAGATTTATAAGAATAGTTACTGGTGTAAATGGACTGAAAATGAAAAATTACTATTTAGAAAGAATAATAACATAGAGATAAACCTACTTAATGAGGTGGTAAACCAAGCAATAGAGTGGGATATATTCAGTTTAGACAAGTATAAACAATATGAAATTTTGACATCAAATGGTATTCAAAAGCGATATTTGTTTGCAATTAAAGAACGTAAAAATCAAGAATTTATTGAAGAATACTGCATTTTTGATGTTAATGAGTACATAAACTCGGTAAAAAGTAAGATAAACGCAGTAAAAGTTCCTTTAAATCCCTATATTATATTAAAAGAAACTATATTAAATAATATTAAAGAAAAAGAAAAGAAAGAAAGCGATAAATCGCTCATCTCACTTTTTAATTCATTTTGGAAACTATACCCTAAGAAAGTTGATAAGAAAAAATCACAAGATAAATACATAAAGCTACTGACTAAAAATAAATCATTGCATCCTATGATTATAAACGCCTTAAATAAACAAATTGACTGGCGGAATAAAGCTGATGAAAAAACATTTATACCCGAATGGAAAAATCCAACTACATGGCTAAATGGTGAATGTTGGAATGATGAAGTAAAAAAACCGAACTCAATAACTGACGAATTCAAACGGAACTTATTATGATTAAAATAGATAATGAAATATGTGTGTTGAGTTGTGCGATTGCACATAATAAAGCTAATTATATTATTGAGCAATTAAATGAAAGTGATTTTGTGTGTATAAATGCACGGGTTGTATTTAGAAAAGTAAAAATTTTATATGAAGCTGGAATACCTATTGATGCGGTTGCTATAGTTGACGAACAAATAGACCCTTTAGATATTAGTTTAATTATTAATCGTATTCCTACGGGCGCAAATTATCAGCATTATATTAATGTAATTCTTGAACATTCAAGATTACGAAAATTAAAAGAGATAGGCGAAATTTTAGTTCGTAAATCAAATGGGAATACTGAAAGTATTGAAACTATAAATGATATACAGGGTCAATTAAATCACTTAGTTTATGATAAAGATGGATTTGTAAATGGATCTGAAATGATGACAGAAGCACAAAAGTTATTAAACAGATCATATTACACGGGATTTGAAAGATATGATAAACGTTTCGGCGGTTTTTTTCCTACCGATTTAGTGATAATTGGATCGAGACCAAGCATGGGCAAAACTGCTTTGGCAATGTCATTTATTTTAAATATGATAATGGCAAATATTAAGGTTTGTTTCTTTTCGCTTGAAATGTCATTACGGCAGATAGGACAAAGATTTATATCAATGAAATCTGAAATAACACATGAATGCATTAAGTTGAATAATGTACAAGATAGGGATAGTAATTTATATCTTGATGCTGTCAATGAATTGCGGAAAAAGGATATTATGATAAATGATAAAGCTGGGTTAAATGTTTATGAGATCAAATCACAAGCACGGCAATTATATAATGAAGGTAAAATAGAGATCATATTTATTGACTATTTGCAATTAATTTATGGAACTGGAAATGAGCCGTCAAGAGAGAGGGAAGTTACTTTCATAGTCCAAGAATTAAAAAATCTTGCAAAAGAATTACATATTCCTATTGTTTTGTTATCACAACTCAATCGTGCAACTGAAAGCAGAGCTGACAATAAACCAAAATTATCTGATTTAAGGGAAAGTGGAAGTATTGAACAAATTTCGGACGTGGTTATTTTACTCTACCGGAAATATTATTATTCACAAAATTCAGATGATATAAACGAAAATTATATGCTTGTTGAAAAGAATAGGAACGGAGCAACTGGAAATATACCAATGATATTTGACAGCGAAATCGTAAAATTTAAGGATATATAATGAAAAAGCTAAACATTGAACTTGTAAAAATATCAGAGAATGAAAAAGAAATAGAAATAGAAGGCTATGTGAACGGATCTAAATTTATACCAACAAGCGAGAAAATAGATGCGAGCTGAAGATGTAAATACCATAATAGAAAAAGCCAAATTAAAAAAAGATGGTGTATATTTATATCAAGGGATATTATATCGAGTACACAATAAATCAACAAGGCATTTGGCACAACATGGAGTGATATATGAAAGATATGGAGCATTTATCGTTGAAATTGGTGATTATAAATGTGTTGCTGATGCAAGAAAAAAATTAATGAATTTATAGAGGAGAAATAAAATGAATAAAGAATACGATGGAATATGGATGTGTCATACTTGTGAAATAAAAATATTGCATAAAAATGTAAAGAACGGAAAATGTCCGTTATGTAACAGTAAACTTGAATGGATTTATGATGAAAAGAAATCAGTAATACATAAACTAATAGTAGCCAACAAGCGAATTAAAGAACTGGAATCTCCAAAACACTTGAGAGAACAATTGATAAAATTTACGGAAGAGACAGTAAACTCTTATGTTGACGAATCAACTATTTTGGAAATATTGGGAACAAATGATTGGATTGATAATTATATCGAAAACCTAATAGCAGACGACAAACAAATTAGAAAAGAGCAAAAACATAGTAATGATTTGGGTGATTTATTATCAAAAACAGAACTTGAGAATGATAATATGCAATGTTGCCAAAACTGCAAATACAATCACACCTGCGCAAAAACTTGCGACATCATATGGTGTGTAGGCTGGGAGTTGGATGATCTTAAAAAAGAAGAAAGAGAATTGTATCTATGAAAATAGCAACCGCTGACAAATGGTTCTCCCTTTTTATACGACTCCGAGATAGCGAAGACGGAGTATGCAATTGTTGTACTTGCGGAAAAATGGGTTATTGGAAAAACATGGACGCTGGTCATTTCGTTAATCGACAATTCAAAGCCTTGCGATTTAATGAGAAAAACGTGAACGCTCAATGTAGGCATTGCAATAGATTTTGCGAAGGGAACGGCGCTGAATACTCGCTATTCATGATAAAGAAATACGGGGCTGGAACGGTGGAAAAACTGATCGCCACAAAACACATATATACAAAAATGGGATCATTTGAAATTGAACAAATCGCTAAATATTATCGCGAGAAAGCGAAAGAGTTGGCGAAACAAAAAGGGATTAAATTGTGAAAGATGTGTATGAA